GTCATTCGCGATGCAAAGGTATGCGTCCGCCACAGCCTCATCGGCTATGACGAGATCGTCACCGAGTAAAGCGTACTCAGTAAAGTTCTTCTTCCCTACCCGCCGAGCCGCTATATTAACTATAGCGTGGTGGGTAAGGGCAAGCATGGCTCACGACGAATAGGCCCCCATTGGTTGTCCCACTTCGTAGAAGTAAGGAACACCTTTTAGGTACCAAGGTCGTTTCATCAATACATTACCTCAACATTCCGCGAATTCATTCGTGGTCAGGCATCCCAGGATCTGCTTTTGCAAATCAAGTGGAAGACGGTCGGTAGCGGCGGTCAAATCAAAGGATCAAAACTTTGAATGGCCTCTTTCGTATAATCGTCGGACGCATGCTAATTGGTCAAACGTCCCATCCGTTGGAAGGGATCGTAACAACCTTAGTAATGCGTCGTGGAGCGGTCTAAGAATAGACTGTGTCCATGCGTCGGTTATAGCGAAAACCCGTACTTTACCGGCGGCCTCTAGTTTCTTGGAAAGCTTACCCAAGATCTGGAGGTTACCCATCTTCCATCCTTCGCTCATAGAGCTAAGGAGGTTAGGGAGGTTTTCAATCTCCTGCATTAGCAGTTTAAATACCTCGGGTCCAGTTGACCGTGCTAGTATTCCCAAATCTCTAAGCAAGTCAGGGCACTCACTTCACGCTTTCGCGTCTAGTGGTATGCCCAAAGCTGCTATTCGAGTGTTTGGACCGGCAGATACAGAGTAGAGTAACTTACCTGAGTTAAGAATAACAAACTTTTCTCAGGCAAATATCTCACGAAGGTATCCTCTAATCTCAAATTCCGGAAGCACTTTAGTGTTTCCACTGAACCTATCAGTTATAGTGTTCAGCTTGAGAATGGGTGGTACCTTCAGGACTCTGTAGAAGCTAAGTAGACTAAGCACTAATTGTATGGTAGAAACCTCCTTTCTTTCGATTGCTAATCGAAGTCTACCAGGGATAATTAATGGTAAGCCCCTTCTAGTGGCAACTCGGAGCGGGTCTTGCGACCTCTCCGGAGCGCCAGAGATGGCTTTCATAGTC